GCTACGGTATTGAGAGTAGACGTAGATCAGATAGGTAGTAGTACAGCCGCTAAAGGATTAGAAATAAGGATGCAATTTCGTGGATCAAGCAGTTAGTAGTCTCAAAACTCATCCACCATCAGTTTTGGTTGGGAGGAAATTTTTTCCAGTTCCTGAAATTCTGGCTTCTGTAAATGCCGATCCCGCAGTTATAAGAGAATATGTAAGGGAAAATATAAAAAGAGGGTTGCCTCAAGTGGAACCTTATGAGACACAATGGGATAAGGTGATCTCTTTAGTTCTTGGTGGCGCTACATTGAATGATACTTTTGACGATCTTGAGGAAAAGAGGAAGGATGGAATGCCTCTTGTTACAGTAAATGGATCTTATAAATATTGTGTAGATCGCGGATTGAATCCATCTGCTATGATAATGTTAGATAGCAGGGAATTTAATAATCGTTTTGTTGAGCCATTATCTAAGGACGTGAAGTATTTGATTTCTTCTCAGTGTCATCCATCTGTCTTTGATAAGTTGGAAGGTTACAATGTCTGGATATGGCATTGTGAAGGACAGGATGACTGCAATGAAATGCTTGATGAGCAATACGGAAAGAGGTATAAAGATTACTTCCCAGTGATGGGTGGTGCTACAGTAACATTAAGGGCTGTACATGTTATGAGGATGCTTGGTTTTCATAAAATAGAAATGTATGGATTTGATAGTTGTATTATGGATGATCATCATGCTTATAAACAACCAGAGAATGATAAAGAACAAATTATTAATATTGTTGTATCTGGAAGGGAGTTCAAATGTACTCCGGCTCATTATCATCAGGCAAGAGAATTTGTTCAAATGATTGAAGGTACGGGCGAGCATTACGATTTGGCTGTTCATGGGGATGGTTTAATATCGCATATAATTAAGAATCCAAAGGATTCATTAAAACTTAGAGAGGAGGTAACGTAAAATGGCTGCTACTGCATGGGCATTTTTTAATTCATTTAGAGAAAATTTAGGCGGTGCGACTGCGTGGGATTTGGCGGGAACGACAGATGGATTTCAAATGTCATTGCACACGAGCGCGGGAAGTACCAATGTAAATAATGAGGCTTTATCTACTTATGCTTCTTTAGGTAGTGAAGTAGCGAATGGTAATGGTTATGCTACTGGTGGCGCTTCTGTTACAAGTAGGACTTGGGCTTCCGTTGCTACTGATAAATATCGTTTCGATTCTACAGCGGTCGTATGGACTGCTACTGGGGGTACGATCCCAAATGTTAAATACGCGGTTATTTATAAATCCGGCGGATCGTTGGTGTGTATGTCTAAGTTGACTACATCACAGTTTACTCTGGCCGAAGATAACACGCTCACTGTCACTCCTAGTGCCAGTGGTATTTTTGAACTAGCATAGGAGGTGCATCATGGGCGTAGAAACGGCCACATTTATTAGCCAACTTTCGGCTACAAATCCTCTAGGCACAGACCCAATTAGCCAAGGCGACGACCAGATTCGTCTCGTCAAATCTGTATTGCAGAGCCAGTTTACCAGCCTAGGCGCAACGGCAGTTACAGGAACTGCGGCTGAACTTAATTTAATAGATGGCGTTACTGCTACAACTGCTGAATTAAATTACTTAGATATTACCACTCTTGGTACATCAGAAGATTCTAAGGCTCTTACACAGGCGTCAAGTGTAGTCACTGTTGGTGCCACTTCTGGAAATCAGGTTCTGAATGTTGCGTCTCACGATCTTGTGGATGGAGGTTTAAAATTAGCAGGTACTTTAGTTACTTCATCGGCATCTGAGATAAATAAATTAGACGGTCTTGGCGCAACGACTACTGAATTAGATTATACTAATGTTGCAACATTGGGAACATCAGAGGCATCTAAAGCGATTACTATGGATTCTAGTAGTGTTACTAATTTTGTTGATAAGGTTATACAGAGACCAGAAATAAAAGATTATTCTGAAACTTATAATGCGTCTTCTGGGAGCGGAACGGTTACTTTAGATATATCTACAGGCAATGTTTTTCAGCATACTGCATCGGGTGGTAATGTAACTTTTGCCTTTAGTAATCCTTCCCCCACTGATAAGGCTTGCTCTATCACATTAAAATGGATTCAGGGTGGCTCTGATAGAACTATTACTTGGCCCGGCACTGTTGATTGGGCTGGTGGGTCTGCTCCAGATGTAACTAGCGGATCAGCAAAAGTTGACATTTATACATTCATAACCGTAGATAATGGTAGCACTTGGTACGGTTTTCAAGCTGGCGCAGACATGAGTTAAGGAGATAGATTATGCCATTAGGAGCAGAAAAAGCCGCACTTATGGGAGCAGCCGGTGCTGGTGGCCCACAGATCGAAGTTTTAGTAGTTGCCGGCGGTGGTGGTGGTGCCGCGGGAGTTGGTGGTGGTGGTGGAGCAGGTGGTCTTGTACATCAGTCTGATTATGCTGTTGAATTAGGTGTGGAATATGATGTTACCGTTGGGGCTGCGGGTTCTGCTGGGCCGGCAAATGGGCGCGGGGGCGACGGCGGCAATACTACTTGGAATGTAAATGCTGAGGGGAGTGGTTTAGCCCTTATCGGCACAGGTGGCGGAGGAGGCGCTGACAGAGAGGATACAGGTGGCGGCACTGGCGGCCCGGGCGGCTCTGGTGGTGGAGCAGGGTATGGCGCAGGTGTCAGAGTAGGTGGTGCTACTACCCAAGCGTCTTTTACAGGGGCTACTTCCTATGGATATGCTGGCTCTAATTCTGTTACCTCCGGTATCTATTCCTCTGGAGGAGGCGGTGGTGCTACTGCAACTTTCACTAACGCGGGTCAACCAGACGGTGGTGCCGGTGCATTATTTTCTACGTTTGTAGCGTATGGAACTGACTCAAGCAATGTAGCGTCCACAGGTAGTAATGGTGGGTATTTTGGTGGGGGTGGCGGTGGTTCTGTAAGCAGCGGACATGGCGGTACCGCTGGAGACGGTGGTGTCGGAGGTGGCGGCCTCGGGTCTAAAGGCACAGACGGCTCGGCGGCGATAGCCCTTACGGGAGGCGGAGGAGGCGGAGGAACAGGTGGTTCAGGTGTCGGCGGTGCTGGGTCAGCAGGTTTGGTTATCGTAAAATATGATGGCTCGATCACAGTTTTTACCTCATCCGGTACTATTACTTTTAGCTGAGAATAAAATAATTATGAAAATATTTACAAGAAATGGGGTAACCCCCTACACAAGAGATATTCTTAAAAAGGATTTCCCAAATACTTCTTTCCCGAAAAATGTGTTTGGGAATGAATCTCTTAGATCAGAGTATGGCATTAGTGAGGTTCCTGCATCTGAATTGCCACCATCTAATGTTCAAAGAATTACACAGGAAATTCGCAATGGTTTTAGAGCGGTAGAAGGTACGCCTGAATTTGTGGATAGTGCATGGCGGCAGACTTGGGAGTATGTTGCTCTTACTTTTGAAGAGGTCATAGGACAGTTGCGTTATAGGAGAAACTCTGACCTTGAGGCTACAGATTGGCACGCCTTAGAGGACGTAACTATGACTGACTCAATTAAAACTTATCGTCAGTCACTGCGAGATCTTCCTGCTGGATTAACTACCGCCGAACAAGTAAGAACCGTTAGCTGGCCTGTGCATCCGTAGCAGAGCATTCCGATCAGCCTGAAGAAAATTTATTTTTATTGTGGATTGCCGCGATCTGGCAATACCCTACTGTCTTGTATCCTGAACCAGAATCCAGAGATTAGTGCTACTGCCCATTCTATTTTGCCTGATCTGATGTTTTATATAGAGCGCGTTAAGTATCACTCTACTATATATAATAATTTCCCAGATTCAAAATCAATTGATAATTTATCTAAGAACTTATTTAATTCCTATTATAAAGACTGGAACACTAATATTATTATAGAGCGAGGAGAATGGATAACTCCGTGTAATTTCTCATTACTTGAAAGGCATTTCCAATCAGAAATAAAAATAGTAGTTTTAGTCAGGGATGTTTTAGACATATTAAAATCTTATATTAATCTATGTAACAAAGATAAGAAATTTCACATTAATCAGGTTTACAATGCGTTAGATAAGACCACTCTGTACAAAAGTGAGATGGAAGAAAAATGTGATATTGTAATGCAGAAGAATAGTTTTGTAGATACCATGTTGTATTCTATAAAGTGGATGCTAGAGAACAACAAACAAGAGTATTTACACTTTGTTAATTATAATGATTTAGTTGAAAATACAGAGCATACCATTTCTGGGATATATGAATTTTTAAACATAGATTACTATAAGCATCGTTTTACAAATTTAGAACAACTCAATATTAATGATGTATCATACAATGATGAAATTCCTGGCGTTGGTGGAGAAATGCACACAATACGCGCTGACAAAATTGAACTTGAATATTCTCCGGTTGAATTGCCGAAGAGTGTAATAAACAAATATTCTGATCTTAAATTATGGCCTTAATACCGATTGAAAATGTAGGAGAGATGGGAATCGTCAAGGATATTAATCCTTGGGAACTCCCGCCTAATGTCTGGTCTGAAGGAAATAATGTAAGAACAGAGCATGGGTTTAGGGTTGCGTGTATTCATTTAGATCATAAAGAGGATGGTACTTATGAATGTGGAATATATAAGATGAGGCCAAGATTATGTAAGAACTTTAATTGCGTTGAATGGGCTAAAGAAAGTGGTAACCTCTATCAATATAATCAGGCTCTGGAAAAACTCAGACTTAAATAGGAATGCTAGATGGCTATTACTACATGGGCTGCAACAACTGGAGATTGGGACGATTCCAAATTTGATAGGGCGTGGGATGGCCCAAATATTGCACCTGCTGTATCCAGTTTAACCCTTTCTTCGACTGCTCCCGGTGGTGGAGCCTCATATTTTATCTCTGTTGGAAATGCCAGCCTTGAGATAATACAATCCTATGAATGGGATCAGATGGGTGCCGCCACTTGGAATGACACCACGTACAGTTGGAATACTGGACCCTCTCCGAATGTAAATATTGGAACTGGTATTTCTCCAGCAAAGGGAGATCTTACTCTTACAGGTCAGGCTCCGGCTCAGGGGATTGTGTATACATTCCCGGTTGCCAATGCTGATCTTACTGTAACAGGTAAGATACCAGAGGCGGCAGATGGAACTATAATTTCTCCAGATAAGGGAGACCTTGAAGTTCTTAATAGTCATACGTGGAATAACTATGGTGGGACTTGGGCTGCGGCTACTACTAATTGGAATGATGATTCGTTTGCTCCTGATGCTGTAGAAACAGCGAAGAATCAGCCAGCGGTTGGAGAACTTACATTAACTCCACATGCTCCAAGAAGGACAGAAAGTATAGGATTTCCTATACCAAAAGGAGATTTAACTCTTACTGGATATGCCCCTAGAAATGCTGGAATATCTCATTTTAGGAGTCCCGCTAACGCAGACCTAACAGGATTAGGAACAAGGGGCGCTTGGAATGATTCTAGTGATACTTGGGCTACAATAAGTGGTAATTGGCTAACAGGTGAATTGACTCCAGAAGTAGGTATAACGTATACATTCCCCATTGATGAAGCAGATTTGGATATAAGTGGTTATAGTCCTGTTAAGACTAAAAAAGACCCAACATATTTAGCGAATGTTATAGTATCATAATGAATACAAAAGAATCTCAATACAATTGGTCTGAATTAGCTTATAAGATTGATCCAGAATTAAGTGCCCCCGTTAAACAGTATGAGTTTGATGATGGGCGAAGAATATTTTATAAACCTAAAAAAAGGAATAAGTATGGAACTAGAAAGGGGTGAGACATTTATATCGTCTGATTATACTACGGCGAAAAATGTTGCAGAACATCTTGAGAAGAAATATCCAGGGTGGCTATGGGCTGTAAATACTATGGATGGGGTAGTAACTGTAAAATCTATGCGTTTATCTGGTAATTGGGGATTTGTATTACATGAAGATAAAATTGATAATGATTATAGGGCCGTGACTCTTGCGGGCGGTGAGATATTAGAGAGATATAGGCAGCATAGAAGTAAGTTTAATCAGGATAGATACATGGAACTTAGTATGGATAGTAAAGGTCAACTTGACGGAGATAGAAGTTAATGTCTTTAATTAATCCACAACCACCTTTGGCAGGAGCCGATCTTCCCCCTGATCCAGGCATAGAAGAGCCAGAGTCAGAGAAGGGTAAGACCGAAGATAAATGGTTAAGGATAGCTAGGCAAGCCTATGAAAGTTCTTCTGATTGGGTTGATGCTAATTTAAGGATGCAATGGGATAAGAGTTTATCTCTATTCAATAGCTATCATCCTGCAGGATCAAAGTATAATACTGACGCATACGCTAAAAGGTCTAAGTTTTTTAGTCCAAAGACTAGGACTGCTGTTCGTAATTTACAATCAGCTATGTCAGTGGCATTCTTTACTAATGAAGATGTTATTAACGTAACAGCTAGAAACCCTAATGATCC